ATTAGAAGGTGCCAAGAAACGAGCTCTCGGCCGGCCGTTGTCGGGAGATCCGGACCCGGATGTCTTTTTGAGGCGCCACCTCGGGGCCGTTTTTAGGCGCTGTAGGCTGGCGGCCAAGGCTCCTGGGTGTGGCCTACAGGCCCAGCCGCAACGGGGCCAAGGCGCCGTTGCGGCAGTGCCTGCCAGCGTGTAGCGTGTACGTCACACTGTGGGCTGTACGCCACGCTGTAGGCTGTACGCCACGCTGTAGCGTGGGGTGTGGGCTGTAGGGTGTACGCCACGGTGTGGGGGGGAGGGGGTGGGTACCGCCCGAACGGGCAGTCCGATTGTATCATGCGAGGCCGCTGCGCGTCAAGCCCCCTGCGACGGGGGGTATGGGGAGGGGGGTAATGCCTCACCCGATAACATGTGGACCCGATAATATGCTACCCCATTATGTCCGTGGAATTCGAGAGGGGATATGGACTGGTTTCGGGGGACCCAGACCGCGCTCATATCCCCCTCTCCCTATACCGGGGGACCCGGTTGGCACGCCCCTTGCATAATGCAAGCTTCATGCCAATAGTGGGCTGCCACAGCGTGATATGGGCCTGTGGCATACCCCTTGCACATGCAAGACTCGTGCCAATGGGCCACATGCAAGACTCGTGCCAGATCGGTTGGCATGGCTCTTGCAATAGCAAGTATCGTGCCAGTACCGCCATACCGCTACCCGTTCCGAGGGACGAAACGCCGCGAATCGGAACTGCGAATTCCGATCAATAAGAACTGCGAGTTCCGATGCCGATGGCCGCGATGCCGCGTCCGACGGGCGCTCGCGGGATGAGAACTGCGAGTTCCGATCGACCGGAACTGCGAATTCCGATGCCACAGTGTGGTACACTATGGGTTGTGGTGGAGCGTTGTGCCGACCGCAACGGGTTGTGATGCGGGATTGGCACGGGATTTGCAATTTATCGGGATAGGGCCGGTTCCCGTGCCTGAAACCCGCGAAGCCCCAAGAGGGCAGAAGGAGAGAGCATGAAGAATCAAGCGAAGGACGCAAGGAAGCAAGAATTAAGCGGCAAGGGATTAAGCCGAGTGCAGATCGCACAGAAGGTCGTTGACGGCCTGAGGGCGAAGCTGGAAGCGGCAGAGAGCAGGCTGACGGCAGCAATCAAGGCCGAAGCTGCTGGTGGTGCGAAGAGCGAAGAGAAAAAGGAACGCGCACGCGAGAGGGCATTGAAGGCCATGATAGCCGCTGGTGTGCCGCAGGACGTAGCAGCTAAGACGATAGCCAAAGCGAAGGCTTGATCCCTGAGGGTGACGGCTGAGGGCACCTGCCTTTGGCCTGATCCCTGAGGGACCAAACCCACAAATGGAGGAGATATGGCGAAGAGAGTACACTACCAGGTGAAGGAAGAGGAACGATACTCACTGCGGGATGGAACGACCAGAATCCGACGAGTGTCGTTATGCGGCAATCCCATAGCCAGCAAGCAGAAGGGCACCACAGATCCGGCAAAGGTGACTTGCTTCTATTGCAGTGAAAGACTGCGCAAGGGAAGAGGATAGCTGCCCAGAGGTCCCCAGGTGCAAGCTTGGGGACTTCGCATGAATTAACCCACAACCATAAGGAGACAACATGGGAATTACATTGGACCAGGCAAAGGCATTACGCCCAGGGCAGGTACTGCACCATACCGTTCACCGAAATGCAAATGGTGCACCACAGAAGTGGAGAGTAAGCGGACAGCCCAAGGTATGGGTGCGAAGCCCACAGAGGGTGAGGGTGCCCGTAAAGCACGGGCTGTACGTCCACGACTACATTACCGAGACCACTCTCGATATGGTCTCAATACCAGAGGAGGAGTGATGGACCGATGTAAGCATGGTATGGTCAGGGAATGGTGCACCTACTGCAACCCGACGCCAGGGTATGTAAAGACTCCGGTAGTTGCAAGTGCAAGGGGCACGAAGACTTACTGGGGAGACCACAGGCCGTTATTCATCTACCACAAGGAAGAGACCGAAGTGGCTGAGTATCGCGTGTAGCGGGTATAGGGCTTCCGGCTGTGGTTGGGAGCCTTATGCCGGTCTGCATGGGGTAGGCCGCAACCAATAGGGAGGGAGGCATATGAATAAAGCACGACTGAAGAGGATAGGGGAGATTGCCACAAGCATAGAGGACCTCAGGCAACGACTGGAGGAATTGCTTGAGGAGGAGCAGGAGTATAGGGATAACATCCCTGAGGGAATGCAAGACGGGGATCAGGCTAATCGGTCTGACGATGCCATTTCCACCTTGGAGGATGCCATCTCCACTCTGGAGGACATCACAAACAATCTGCAGGATGTACAGTGAGGAGGTAGTATGGTGTTAATACCGCAAGTGGTGGGCAGATGTGCAGAGTGCGGATGGCCGCATGCTCCTATACGGCATACCATCCTTATTCCAAAGAAGGGAATTACCATCAAATTCAGAGCCTGCAGTCTAATATGCAGGGATCGCGTGATCCGCAGGGAAGGGGATAGGCAGATAAGGGGACTTGACAGCAAGTAGAAGGTATGGTAAAATGGGTATATCGTGCCAACTACGGCACATCAACCGCTCCGCTCAGGAGCACACAAGGAGGTAACACATGAACATCGTAATCACAGGGGAAATCAATGCGGCAACAGCGGAGGTGAAGGGGCTTAGCGTACTCAAGGCCACACACCTCAAGACCAAGACCAAAGTCGAGGTCAAAGTGGATAAGGAGAACGTGGGGTGCACCGACTTCTACGCGGAGATCAGCAAGGACATGCGACTGCTCAAAGCCCAGGGAGCGGCAGTGACGGTCATCGTTACCGCTGAGGGAATCCCCGCACTTGGACGCATCATTAACCGCTCAGTGGTGGCCATGGGGAAAGTGGCCATCAGCATGAGCGAAATCGGTTGGGACGATGCGGCTGGCGTCATCAGCATCACTGGCAATCCGCTCAATGGGACAGACTTCGCCGCAGTGGCGGATGTAGTCATTCGTCTGTGCAGACGCGCCATGACTGCCGTCAGCGGCACCCATCATCCGCTCACACTCTTCGACCTGAAGCAGTCCGCAGGAATTGCCTTCGAGGCTTCCCAGGGCAATGCCAGTGCCGAAGCCCTCAAGGGGTGGTTCGACATCCGCGAGTTGACGGTCCTCGAAGCCACAAAGGAGGCGAAGGCTGCGCTTAAGGCCGCTGAGAAGGCGAAGGCATCGGCACCGGCAGCGAAGGCCGCTCCGAAGGTATCCAAAGCCTCTCCGAAGGCACCGGCACCGGCACCGGAAAAAAACGCACCCAAGCCGAAGGCACCGGCCAAAGCTGCCGCGAAGAAGACTGCAGCCTTGGGGAACCTGACCGAGTAATCTGGTGCGAAGCCTATACATGCAGCATGCGACTTGCTGCATGTATAAGCAACCGCCGCGTGGCAATGGACACCATCAACGGCATAATCCGGGATGGGGAGTCGATCTTCAATCTCCCGGATTATGCCGTCAACCGTATGCTGGTCTGTGGCAAGTGCCCTAAGTCGAAGGTGGATCCCGCGAAAGCAAAGGAGGCGTTTCGTGCAGCCATCAACACCCTGGTGGAGAAAATCGACAGGTACAATGAGTGGGGAGGTGCGAATCCTGAAGCGAAGCGGGAATACCGGGAGAAGAACCGGGAGGAGATAAAGGCCAAGGCCACAGACAGACGCATGGAACAGAGGATAGCCAAACTGAAGGGAGGGAGTCATGGATGAAGTGAAGATACCGGCAAAAGTGAGAAGGGAATTGGAGGAGGCAATCAGCATGCAGGCCAGGGCTAAGGCCATGGAGAAGGAGGCGAAGGATCTCAGCGGAGGCGCAAAGGCCATCATCCTCCCCATTATGAGCGCCTATGGCCTCAAGTCGTACACCATCGATGGCGTGGGTACGTCCACCGCCAAAGTGAACAGCGGCAGCAGCATCAATCGCGAGAAGTTGACGGAGCAATTACTGCTGAATGGCATGGACCTCAAGACTGTGGGCAAGATCATCACCAAATCCTCCACTACCTGGAGTACGGAGTATGTGGAGTTCAAGGAGGCACGATGAGCGACTGGTTCATACCGGTAGTAGTCATTGGGCTTGGGTTCATTCTCTTTGGGGATTATAAAGAGGCTGGCATCATCGCATTGATCTTGCTGCTTGCAGCTTTGTAGCTCTCCGCTTGCATCGAATCGTCTGGAGGCGTTGTGGCCTTGACCACCGCCTCCAGACGCGTCTCTGAGGTCTCCAGGGGCTACGGATACGGGTCCTCAACCTTCAACCGGGGATCGTACACTGGCTCCGGCAACCGCTCCCTCCGATCGAGGTCCAGCGCCATCAACACCCTACACCCCGCGTTAGCCAGGTGGCTGTGACCACTCCTCCCCGCGAGGTATGCCTGCAGGTGGCTTATAGCGTGGTTTATGTGCTCCGCAATTGGCACCTGCCGCCATTCATTGGGGGATCTCCCCTTCCGTTCCCCACAGCGCATGACCGCCGCCACCTTCGCAAATCCGCGAGGTGGGACCAAGTGGTATGCAAAGGGAATGTAGCCGATGAGATTCCCCTGCAGCGGGTCGAGGCGTTCATCCTCAGCCCCGCTTAGTATGTCGGGAGTATCCGGATTCTTTACTGCGTTCACCCTCTTTGGTTCGAAGGACTCGTCTAACAGTGGGGACCCGTCAAGGCGACGACATTGTTCAGGGTGAAAGTACTTTCCGGAATAAGCAAGGGTATTTATCCCTCCGTGGTTTGTATCCTTGAACGGGTGGAAGTTTATTTGTATACTCCCATCGTGGGTAGATTTACCCATCACTACTCCCTTGACCGGGAGAGCAAATAGGTAACGATCGTACACTATGAGAATGTCCCCAATCCTTACTCTGCCAATTTCCCGCTCGCACGCTGTATTCTCCATTTCCTCCGAGTATTTCTTGTCCATACTACCTCCTTTATATAAATGCCCAAGATTTGGATCAAACAAGTCGAACCCAAATATGCTCTCCCACAACCCTGGAGCCATACTACCTCCTCCACACCATTTGTGATTGTTGGGGTCCAGTGCCCACAAAGTCCACCCTTGCATCCCCATACTCCATCGTCTCATCCTCCAGTTGCTCGATGAAGCCCGTCACCCGCTCGTTATCCCTCAATTCGTCTTCATACTTCGCCCCAAATGCACTCCAGTTGAGGTAATTGGCAAACTGGAGGCATAGGGATGTGGGGCGGCATACTTGAAGGAAAGCCTCAAACCGGGACCAGCAGAACTCGAAGACGCGACGGGGGAGCTTGGTGGTGGTGGTGATCTCCCCTTCAAATCCATAGGGAGCACCGCACCGGTCCGCCACTACACCCCAGCTTAACTCCTCCGCCTCCGCATAAGGTCCACTGCTACCAGTCCGATTGTTCACCCTTATGGGGTAGGGGCGAATGACTCCATACACTTCCCCTACCATTGAGGGTGGCACCCCCGCTTCCGCCGCCACCATGGAGGTGTTGATCATCTTGGAGGTGCAGTAGCGTCGGTCAATGCCGTGCTCCAAGTCGAGGTCGAATCCCTGGGTGGCTTCACACAGTACGCGGTCCCCCCTGGACATATGCATGTGGATGATGGGTGTGGTCTCCCCTACCTGCACTCCAAAGGCACCCAGTTCCTCCCATATGTCCCCCACAAAGTAGTGGTCCTTCCGCCTCATCTTCCCCGTGCGGCATTCCCCTATCCCCTGCAGAGTGCTGCCGATGTCGCTCATCCTCCCGTTGCATTCGCTCGCAACATGGCCAGGGGTAATGATTGAGGCCCTGGGGTCTATCATAATGCGGTTGGGGTCCACTCCCAGGTCGTGGATTTCCTTCTCCAGTATAACCACATTGATGAGGCTGGCCGGTCCCAACACCACAGGGGCATCGCACATTACCATCCCGATGGGCAGGTGGTAACTCACCTTCTTCACCCCTTCATCCGTCACTACCGTGTGCCCCGCGTTGGGGCTGGCGGTCATTACCAGCAGATCCGGTTTGTACTGCTCACACAGGAAGCCACTGAGCTTCCCCTTTGCTTCACTCCCTGCTTGCCCTCCAATTATAATGTTGAATTTGCCTCTCTTCATTCCAGTTCCTCCTTTAGTTGTTGTAGTGCCCGCTTCATGCGGTATACCTTCTGCTCCGGTGACGTGAGGCCCCCTACTCTCTGCAGTTCCCCTGTGGCCTCAAATCGGGGATCCCCCTTCAATGCCCTAAGTATCGCCTCCTTTCTTCGATTTAGTTTTTGCCTTGCGTAGCGGTATGGGGAGTTCTCCTCCGCCGTCGTCTTATCCAACTCCTGCTCAATGGCGTGTAACTCCGCCTGCAGTCTTCGCCTCGTCGTTCGCTCCATAACCCCCCGCTTTCTTTCTGCACTGGATCGTGCAAGTCCTGTGCGTCGTTGCGCTGTGCCGCTGTGCGTCTCCCTCACACAACCATTATAGCACGCCGCGAGGCGCTCCGCAACCCCCCTTGACGCGAGTCTCGGCGCGTGGTAAAATCGTTGCGGATGAAGCAACTCGAAGAGGAATTATCAACGGAAAAGCGGAAAGGGTAATTATGGCAGAATTCACTCTCATTATACGGGACGGGACGAAGAAGGATCGCAAGTTCGTCAACCTCTCCCAGTTGGCCAGGCTCACGGGATATACCAAGGGGCATGTCAGCCGCGTATTCCGCAGGGAGACTACCCCATCCATGAAGTGTGCCATCGACTTGGCCAAGATGCTGGGGATGGGGCTGGGGGAATTCACTGACATGCTGGAGAAAGGAAATATGAATGTCGCTAAGAGCAGTTGATCAACCAGAAGATAGGCCCTCCCCCGAAGAATTTCGCATAACGGCGTCGGACACTAAAGGGCACTCGGCAAGGTTGTGGTTCCGCTGCATACCAGCCATGACGCGGCAATTGGAGCAGATGCTGCAGGCTCGGAGCTTCCCCTACCGCACTAAAGGGGACATCCTTCGGCATGCACTCCACCGGCATATGAGATGGCTGCAGTCCGTGGAGCCTATGGTCTCCGTCAGTGGCCAGGTGGATACGATCCTGGAGGTCATGCGGGATGAGGAGATGAGCAACGACTTCGCCCAGGTCTTCGACAAATTGGAGGAGAGAATCAGCCGCCATATGACGGAGGGCAGTGACCGGGAGGCAATGAGGCTGCTAATGATAGTCCAAGGTCACGTGGGGGAGATGCCCCCTGGGTTCTGGAAGGACAAGTATAAGGCGAAACTGGTGGAGAAGTACGGGGGACTCATGAAGAAGGCAACGAAGGCCAACTTGGGGGTGATGGGGGGTACGGAATGAGGCCCACAGTGCCGCTGCCCACAGTCACGGAGGACGAAGATGGGTGGACGCTAACATTCAGAGTGAAAGGAGGAGTGTATGAAAAGAGGATGGATAGTTATGGTAATGATGATGGTGGCGGGATGTGCTACAATTCAGCCCCAACAGACCGTACAAACGAAAATGACCCCTGCGGAAGTATCCGCAATTCTGATGACGGCGATAAAGGACATAGAGAGTAAAGGATGCAGGCCGGAATTCCTATCTGAGAGAGGAGGTTTTATTTGGTCACGATGCAAGGAGGGGGACAAGGATGTAATGAAGACTTATGACATGAACCGGCTAGTTGACCAAGTAATAAAAAGGAGAAAAGAGTGAGATTACCACCACCGATAACATTCGGGATGCCACTGAAGTTCAGCGAGTGGAGGGAGAACCAGGACCGAGCCTGTGAGTCTATGGCCTCCCCCAGCCCCCGTTTCCTTTTGCAAGTCTGCCCGACCGGATTCGGCAAGTCCGTGACGTACATGACTGCCGCGATGCTGCTCGAAGGTCGCACGGTCGTCCTCACGTCCACCAAGGGTCTGCAGTCCCAGCTTATGCACGACTTCGGGGAGATGGAGGATGTGGCGGACATTCGAGGGCGAAATAACTACCCCTGCAGACTCAACAGTCAAGTCTCCTGTGATGTGGGTATGTGCATCTTCGGAGTGAAGTGCAGCATGCGGGAGGAAGGTGGGTGCTACTACTACGACCAGTTGCGGAAGGCACTAAAGGCGAAGGTGGTCATCACCAACTATGCCTACTGGATGTCGCAGAATGAATATAGCGAGGGTATAGGGAACTTCCAGATGGTGGTGTTGGACGAAGCGCATGCAGCCCCGGATCATGTGATTGATCACATTAGCGTCACCTTCAGTAAGACGAATGCAGATGCGAAGAGGCTCAGACTCAACGAGTCACTACCCAATACGGTAGGGGGATGGCAGGATTGGGCTTCGGATCACCTGTGGGAATTGAAGGCCGACATGGAAGAGGCAAAGGTGGCGCGTAAGGAGAAGGCGTACCTTCATCTGAAAAGACTCGTGGAGAAACTGGGGAGGCTTGTGGACAACCTCAACCCCTCCTGGATATGGGAGGAGGACGACTTCAATCTCAATCTCAGCCCCATTTGGCCTGCACCCTATGCGGAGTCTCGCCTCTTTCTTGGCTTCCCCAAGGTGATCCTCACATCCGCTACAGTAGTCCCTAAGACTGCAGCCCTCCTGGGGATACCCGCCAGTGACATGCTGTATGAAGAGTACCCCCACTCATTCCCCGTAGCCAATCGCCCCCTGATCCACGTTCCCACAGTGCGGATGAATTACCGCAACACGTCGATGGACGAACGCTTGTGGCTCACTAAGGTGGACAATATAATAAGGGACCGGATTGGGACCAAGGGCATCATCCACACCGTAAGTTATGCCCGCAGGGATTTAGTTCTCCACAATTCTAAGTACGCAGGGGACATGATCACCCATCAGCGGAAGGATACGGAGGCCGTGGTCCGAAGCTTTAAAAGGGCAGAGGCACCCTGCATCCTCGTATCCCCCTCAATGGCCACAGGCTGGGACTTCCCTGACGACGAGTGCAGGTGGCAGATCATCATTAAGCTTCCCTACCCCGACACAAGGGGGAAAATAATGTCGGCAAGGTCGAGGTCCGACTCGGACTTCACTTCATATATTACCATGCAACAGCTTATACAGGCCACTGGGAGGGGTGTGCGTAGTAAGCGAGACTGGTGCGAGACATTTATATTGGATAATAACATCACGTGGTTTCTCAAGAGTTACAAACATTTATCGGTTGAATGGTTCAAGGGGGCTTTCATGGTGAAAGTAACCATACCTCAACCACCAAACAAAGGAGAGTAGCTATGGTAGACAAGAAAGCAGCATCATTAAACCCGGAGAACTTCACGGAAGGGGGAGGACTCATCGACGACGTGGACGTTACCTTCAAGGAGTGTGGCTTCGAGATGTTCGATTACCAGGGGAAATCCGCAACCCCGGCCCCCTGCCTCAAGATCGTACTGGCAGTGGAGGAGGGGGATGACGCGGAGCAGTATTACAGCATGGGGTCGACCCAGGACTGGATTCCCAGCGAAGATGGTTCCCAGCTTGTAGCAGTGGGGAAGGCCACCGCCATCCGCCTGTCCTCCAACGGGGGCATATTCCTCAAGTCGCTGATCGATGCCGGGTTCCCCGCCGACAAGCTGGGGGACGACATCTCGATCCTGACCGGACTCCAAGCGCACATGATCCAGGTCCCGGCTCCGGCCCGCAAGGGATTGAAGAAGACCAAGGAGCAGGAGGAGCGGGAGGAGAAATTCGGACCCAAGACCATTCTCGTGGTCAGTGAAATCAAAGGACTGCCATGGGAGACCAAAGCCCCCGTTGGGAAGCCGAAGGCCAAAGCCCCCGCAGGGAAACCGGCTGCAGCCCCGGCTAAGGCCAAGGCCACAACCAAGGCCGCTGCCCCTGCCCCCGAAACGAGTGGAGACGACCTGACCGGAGAGGCCACGACCGCCATCCTCTCCATCCTTGAGGCCGCTGGTACGATCACAAAAAAGGAACTTCCCGCGAAGCTGTTCCAGACCCTGAAGGCGGACCCCAACCGGAATGAGATCATCAAGCTCGTCTTTAATGATGAATTCCTCAAATCCGGTCCGTGGGAATATGCGGACGGAACCCTCATCGGCGGATGATGGGGGCGGCCAAGGGAGGGGTGCAGTGTCGGCCCCTCCCACTTCAACTATGGAGGGGTGCTATGGACGAATTGGACGAAGAGGGTGAGTGGGCAGAGGACGTGGAGGCTGAAGAGAAGACAGTGGCGATCTCCCGACCCAGGTACAGCAAGTCAATGTGGATATGGTGCCCCAGGGACGTAATCCCCATGAAGGGGGCAGATGGGAAGACGAAGGACTCAAGCAACAGTGTGGGTCCACGGGAACACGTAAACCGATGCCTCCTGAAGGGGTGCACCTGCCCCAACCTGGAGCAGAGAGTAGAGGATATAAATGGAAATTGAAGTAGCAGATGAAAAATGGCCCAAGACTCTGTTCGATGATGCTGAGGCAAGGGAAGAGGGACTCCATTTGGGTGAGGTAACCAGGTCCCTGTTAGCTGGGAGTGGATTCGGCTACAGGGGAAAGGGGTTCAGCGATATGGAGTTGACCGCAGAGATCGGCTTGCTATGGGAGGAGGTCCTCCGCAAGATCATGAGGGATAAGTATGCCACAAGACCAGGGCAGATATGCTGCGACGGGATCTGGATGTCCCCTGACGGTATAGGTCCCGACCCCAAGGGGGAGGTCCCGCTGGTGGTGGAGGAGTACAAGTGCACGTGGCAGTCTTCCAACCGATCTCTGGAGGATAACTTCAGTTATATGATCCAAGTGAAGTCCTACTGTCGTGCTATAGGGACTCCGGTAGCCGTTATGCGGGTCTTTTATATTATGGGGGACTACAAAGGGAGTGGCCCTCTGTACCGCGTAGCCCGGATGACGTTCACTGCACGGGAGTTGGAGCAAAACTGGCAAATGGTCGTCAAACATAAGGAGGCAATGGGAAATGTCCATTAAAGATCCTGACCTTCGCAGAGAATACAACAGGAAATATAATGAAAATAACAAGACCAAAATATCTATATCAAAAAGGAAATATTACAATACAAATAGGGAAGATATACTGTCCAGGCACAGCCTAAGGAATGCACGAAGGAAACATACTATAATAACCCACTACGGAGGATTATGTGAGTGCTGTGGGGAACACAGGGTTGAATTTTTGTGCATTGACCATACAGAGGGAGGAGGAAATAAACATAGGAAGGAAGTTAGTAGTGGAACCCCAATGTACAAGTGGATTATAAAAAATAACTTCCCCAACATATTTAGGGTTTTGTGTCATAACTGTAATATGTCATTAGGAGCATACGGATACTGCCCACACAAGGAGGATGAATATGGCAAACATAAGGAATAGCATGATAGGGGCTGGGTTCAGCCCAGGAAAGGAAGTGACAATCAAACCCAGGATTGTAGTATCCATATCTGGTCTGGAAAAATGCGGAAAAAGTCATTTTGCTCTCACTGCCCCAGGCCCTATAGCGTTCTTCTCCATCGATACTGGAGAGGAGGGAGTGTTAAATAAATTCACTAAGACCAAGGATGTATGGATCAAGGAAATCGCCATGGCAGATGAAGACCACGTGGAGGCATCCGTGAAGGAATTGGACGAATTTAAGAAGTCCTACTACTTCACCCTCCACAGCAAGGATGTACGCACCATCATCGTGGATACGGCCACGGAACTGTGGGAAATCCTGAGGCTGGCACGGTTCGGACGATTGACGCAAGTCATGCCCTACCAATATGGTCCGGTGAATAAAGAGTATCGCATGTTGATCCGGGAGGCGTACAAGTACGACAAGAATATAATCCTGCTGCACAAAATGAAGGCGGCATATGTAAACGACAAGAAGACGGGGGACTACGAAAGAGCAGGGTTTGCGGACACCGGCTTCCTCGTACAGGTGAATGCCCAAGTCTACCGTTACGCACGGGAGGATGGGGGTGACTTTGCTATATACATCAAGGACTGCAGGCAGAACCCGGACCTTGCAGGGGAGGAGTTGGTGGGTCCAATGTGCAATTTCCCCACTCTGGCTTCGTTAGTCCTCCCCGACGTACCGGCATCGGCATGGGAGGTGTAGCATGAGCTTATGGGGCAAACCGGGGGAGAGGTCCAATCGAACCCCGCGTGAACCGAGGATGGTGCTTGTGGACTATGACTGCATCATCCGTGGGGACTGTTGCGAGGAGGGCACTGCCACTCTCTTTCGGATTGCGGACCGTGAGGTGTGGATACCCAACAGCCAGATTGAGGACTACTGGGAGGAGGACCGGCAGGTGGAAGTGCCAGAGTGGTTCGCAGTAAAGGAGGAACTCATATGATCCGATTCCCCCGACTCGGAATGGAGGTGCGACTGCACTACAGAAGGTCCGCTGCCGACTCCATGCCGTATGAGGGGAATGAAGGTGTAGTGGTGGCAATGGCAAATGGAAGGGGACCAAGGAATGTACTGGTCCTATTAAGGTGTAATAGATTGGTAGTGGTTCCAAAAGGAAATCTGGGGGAAATATGAAGCAAGTAGTTAGTCATGAGATGAGACTGTTAGGTGGGGATATAATGACGGTAGACGCCGAGGCAAGGTCCATCACCATAGGACCGGCCTCCATCAACTTCTCCAGACCATTAGTGGAAGCTGACATACAAGTGGTCCTCACCATCTACGCCATGGGGTCCGCTGCCCGTTGCCGGTTTGTGAATATGGCATGGGAAACATTCCTCAAATCCTTCACACCCACAACCATCACGGGGTATACTGCAGATGAAACGAATAACCCAAGTACCACCAATTAGTGGGGAAGCCAAATGCCAGTCCATCCTCGCAGTGTTCGGGGAGGATTATGGGAAGTATAGTGGATGCTACTGGTGTGGTATGGCGGAGATATGCAGGCTGCTGAGCGGGGGTGAAGATGAAATGCAAGAGGACAGCGTGTAAAGTGAAGTTAAGGAAGTATGCATACAGGGTGGGGTCGGAGTACCCCCTGTGCAAAGGGTGTGCCCAGGTGACGGCGTGGATAAAGTGGCTGAAGGTCAGCAGAAGGGAGTTGCATGATACTCGTCGATGATCGTACAGGAGCAGTGGAGTTAGCCGAGTTGCTGGGGGCACCCCATGTGGTATGTCACCTGGACTATGCCGACTTTTGTTGGTCCGGGTGTGGCCCCACTGGTCCTGTGAATGTGGGTGTGGAGCGCAAGTCCATACTCGACTTCCTCCAGTCCATGACTACAGGCCGCTTGAGTGGACACCAGCTTGTGGGTCTCACCCAGCAGTATGATTGGGTGTACATCATACTGGAGGGGGTGTGGAGAGCGGACCGGGAGCATGGCATGTTGATGCGGATGAACCACAAGGGAAAGTGGGTAGCAGCTTCACAGGGATCGAGACGCTTCATGGCACGGGACGTATGGAATTTCATCTCCAGTATGGGAGTGATGTGTGGGGTGACGACGGTGGCTACAAGCAGCAAGTGGGAGTCTGCAAAGTGGCTGGACTCCATCCACGGGTGGTGGTCCAAGCCTTGGACCTCCCACAAGTCGCACCTCCAGTTCCACAAACCAGTGGCCCATGCCCAACTCAGCAAGCCGGGACTCACTACTCGCTTCTTCTCCCAACTGGAAGGTATAGGGTGGGACAAGGCCCGCAAATTGGGGGCAGCGTTCCCCACGATGAAGGACGTACTTGAGGCAGAGGATTGGGCTGTAGTGGATGGTATAGGCCCCAAACTGGCAAAATCTATAGCGAAGCAAATATGGGGAGGTGAAGATGAGAGTGATGAAGTGTAATGGGGAATACTGGTTGGTAATCTCCAAGGCAGGAAGAAAACTGTCAGTGCAACTGGTTGTGCGGGGAGCGGTGGCCCAGGAGATACTGGAGGAAATGGCCGCGAGCAGCCCAAAGGTGACAGCGGAACCCCGGCTGCAGTGTATGGTGGAGGAGTTGGATGAGGTGGTGGCCAACTTGAAAATGCACCCGGAGTACTCCAATAATCTCAACGAGCGTAGCGTAGGGTTCGTCCACGCAGTCACCAGAGTGCAGTTGGTGGCAAACAAATATCGCACAGACGATATGGTGGGAGACTAATATGGGCACTGAAATGTCCAACAGACTAAAGAGAAAAATAATATCCATGCAATTTTCCGGAAGACTGTTCGGGTATCAATGGGTGAGGATGCCAGATCACTGGACAGTGGTGCTGGTAAAAATAGAGGAGGTATTCTATGGGGTCTAAATCGTTATTATGGGGCTGTCACCAATTCCTTCTGCACCCCATCTTCGTCTTCATTGCCTGGCTTCGTCTGTACGGGTGGCGCACCCTCAACCTGCAAATGCTTGCAGCCATCATCATCCACGATTGGGGGTATTGGGGCTGCAAATCCATGGACGGTCCTGACGGCTTCACTCACCCCATACGCCGAATCATAGGGTATGGGGTTGGTAAATGGGAGGATATGAAGTGGGAAGTGTACCTCCACTCGCGGTATCTGGCCAAGGAGATTGGATTGCCCCCAAGCCGCTTGTGCTGGGCAGACAAACTGGGGACTGCCCTCATGCCCTCCATATTGTGGGCGCTGATGGCCGCAGCTTCGGGGGAAGGGTGGGAGTACATGGCCAACCCCCACGGGCACGACTACGTGGATGCTGAGCCTATGACCATCCGAGGGCTACGCCGGTTCCACAAAAAGTACAAAGCCCTATGGGGAAGACGGGAGACCAGATGGGGAGATGATCGCGACCTCATACGGAAGTGCATCATGTGGGGAGACAGGTCCGTGGATGGATATACGAATTACGACAATATAACCCACAGGGGACTGTGACTAGCCGTGAAAGGGGGAGGGGGATGAATTGCACTTTATGTAGCGAATTGGTCCGCACTCGCCGCCGCATCTGTTGGGGGGAGGAATTCATCACCACCCCCACCGGTAGAGACCCCGAAGTCATGGCCATAGCCGAAGCCCCCGGAGAAGAGGAGGACCGCAGTGGCAGACCCATAGTGGGCACCAGTGGCCAGGAGGGACGTCACCATCTCATGCTCAATGGCATAGCTAACCGAGGAGTGTGGCTGGACAACGTCATCAAGTGCCGCCCCTTGGACAACCGCAACCCCACAGCGGAGGAGATACGCAACTGCACTGAAGCCCACCTCACGGCGGAGATCCTCAGTCGTAAGCCGAAGTGGATCATCACCATGGGTCGGGTCAGCACCCAGTGGCTGCTGGGAGACGACATTAACATGGAGCTTGCCCACGGAGTCCCCCGCACTATATATTTCCATGGCTTCAAGGTCGTAGTCATACCCTCCTACCATCCCGCCGCTGGTCTCCACGATCCAAATCAGATGCTCCTATTCCATACGGATATGCAGGTGGCAGGGGACGTGATCCGTGGCCTCATACACCCCCATCCCCCAACGGATGAGTGGGAGGGGAAGGAGGACTACAGACTCGCGGAGGACGCAGAGGATCTGGAGCGATATATAGGCCCCAACCCATCGCTGGTGGCAGTGGATACGGAGTGGGCGAGAGGCCGGATGTGGTGCTCCAGCGTCTCCGTAGCCCCAGGGAGCGCACGGGTGATCATGGCCGACCAGCAGCCTTGCCTCAGCCTCTTGAATGAAGCCCTGAGCTACGGGCAGTGTATCGCGGCCATCCACAATGCACTTTACGACCTGCCGGTGCTGGCTTCCGTGGGCATCCACCCCCCAAGAGTGGTAGATACGATGGTGGCGGCATACCTCCTGCAGAGCGAACCCCAGGGGTTGAAGCCCCTCGCATACCGCCACTGTGGTATGGAGATGTCATCCTATGAGGAGATGGTGGCGGATGCAACCCATCGGCTCGCTCTGGAGTACCTTGAGGCCGTAATGGAGCGTGAGTGGCCAGACCCACCTCCGGTCCTTGAGTGGGCGAAGGGGGAACCCAAAGTGCGTCAACCGCAGAATGTGGCCCGCAAAGTGGCTGCGGCGCTGAAGAAGGGGGACGACCTATACGGAAGATGGAAGCGGATGGGGGATACGGAGCAAGTAGAGGCTGTGATGGGTATGATGCAGCAGGGAGAGTTATGTGACGTGCCTGTGGAGGATGCAGTGCATTATAGTGCACGGGACGCGGACGCCACCATCCGGGTATACCCCATCCTATGGGAGCGTATATTGAGTTTGGGGCTGGAGGGTACACTCAGCCGCGACATGCGAGCGATGCCTATGGTGGTAGACATGATGGCTGCAGGGATGCCGGTGAACTTGGCTGCATTCTCCAAGCTGAGTGCATACTTGCAGAAGCGGATGGACCTCCTCCAGAGGAAGATGCAGTATACAGTGGGGAAGCACCTCGATGGTAAGGCCATTAACCCCGCGAGCAGCCAGCAGATGGCAACCCTCATATACGACCGGTTGAAGCTGCATGAAGTGGGGGGACGGTATAGATCCAAGAAGGGTGCAGCAAACCACAGTACGGCGGACGACATACTCAAGCGTTACATAGGTCTGCACCCCGTAGTGGAGGATATTATCGACTGGAGGGGGTACCAGAAGTTGAAGACGTCATATGCGGACGCAATCCCCAAGATGGTATCCCCCGATGGACGTATACGCACCACCATCCGAATGACGCGAGTGGCCACTGGCAGGCTCAGTAGCAGCAACCCCAACCTCATGGCCCAGCCAGTGCGGAGTGAAGAGGGACGAATGGTGCGGGACTGCTATGAGGCTCCCTCAGGTCATGTGCTGGTGAGTGGGGACTACAGCCAGGTGGAGATGCGAGTGGCCGCAGACGGAGCGAAGGATGAAAGAATGATGTCCATATTCTGGAGTGGGGAGGATATACACAGCGTCACGGCCAGCGACATGTTTGGGGTCCCCAGGGGGCAACTGGATGAGATGAAGCACCGATACCCAGCAAAGAGGGTGGGCTTCGGCATACTCAACCTCATAACCGCTGAAGGTCTGCAGCGGGAGTTGGCGGTGGGAGGAGCAGGGGGGTGGACCCTGGACGATTGCAAGGGGATGATAAGGTCGTGGTTTGCCATCTACCCCGGAGTTGCAGCGTATATGAAGGCCAACGGGGAGCAAGCCAAGCGGTACGGGTACGTCCGCGACATGTGGGGGCGCATACGCTACATTCCGGGGATACGCAGCACGAACAGGTGGATACGAATGGAAGCTGAGAGGCAAGCAGGGAACGCGCCGATACAGATGGGGGCACAGGGGATAATCAAGGAGGCCATGGGGAGACTGGTCCCCCTATACCGGGAGGTGCAGGAGGAGATGGGGTACTGCAAGCCCCTGATCCAAATTCACGACGACATAGTATGGGAGATGGAGGAGTGGATGCCCACAATAATCATCCCGCAAATAAGAGGAGTTATGATAGGGGTGACCCCCAGGGATTTTATAGTACCGCTGGGGGTCGACTTCAAAAGTGGGACCAAGTGGGGTTCAATGGACAAGATTCGTTAATCGCCCGTCCGTTTGTATTTGTTGAGTTTCTTTGCCCATTAGTTTCTAACCAACTTTATTCCGATAAAGCCAGCATCGTTTGCAAGGGTGTCGCCAACATCATTCGCATTTCTTGTGACTCGCAATGACATCCAATATCCCTCTGACAAACCTGACAGGCTGCTCGCCCCTGTTAATTCCACAACTACGTCTTGAGCACCAGCAGTGGACACCATCAGGGAAGGACCAACAGAATCTACAGCATTAAGTGTTTCTCCAGCAGTTACGTTTAAGCATTGCACAGTCCATACTACGTCTCCAGCTCCAGCACCGGCATTGGCCCACACCAGATAGGGTAGTGCGGAATCCCATCCTTTAGGAACCATAAACCAGGCCGCTATGATTTCATTAGCAGCAGCATCAAATAATATTACCGGCCTGCGTGTTCCTCCTATTGTTCCTAATACAGGAGATCCGGAGACAGCATCAAATTCTTTTTGAGAAATAAATACTTCATCGGTTATATCTTCTGTGGTGTATTCTGTTAAACTGATATTTGCCGTAGCATGATTATAAATAAGATTTCCGGATAGTTTTGTGTGGGCTGTTGATCCATCATCTAATATGCCATAATCCTGGTTGGACGTATAAACAGAGGAGGCGTAAACTGTTCCATTGATTGTGTTGCCGGAAAAAACATTACGGTCAGACGTGCTCTGCAACATTACCCCTGCCTGGCCGGTACCATTTCCCATGCCTGCGCCATTAACAATATTGGCAACAAAAGTATTTTCATCTGCATTATCTAACAGAATATTACTGCCGTAATTCTGGTCAAATCGGTTGCTGCTAAAAGTGTTCCATTTCATAACACCAGCACCGCCCGACAAATACAGTCCAGCGGATTTTCCCATCCGGATTGTATGGGTGCCAGTTCCGGCGTCAGCCGTGGTAATGTAAGTGCCAGCAGCTAATGCCGCTCTTGATACGCTTAATTTCAGAGTCGATGCTCCTGTTGAGGTCACATAGTATGTTCTGTAAACAAGCAGACCGCTTGGAAGATCAGACGCAGAAGTTAGGAGAGATACCGGAGTTCCATCAGCCCATCCGTGAGGAGCAGATGTCGTTATAACGGCCCCGGCTGCGGTAAAGGTAAGACTTGTTGAATCAACATTATTACTGTTATTGAAGATAAAATTGTTGGATATTATATTTTGCCAGCAAGCTTCCCCGACATCTGCCATCCAGAAGGGCGTCCATATATCTCCATTCCCTCCCCCGATCTGATTCCCGAAAAATAGGGAGTCGGCAGAGGACTCAACAAACATAGGGGCTGCAATCATATGGTTTTTAAGGATGTTAACAATATTACTGTCTAGTATTCTTAACCCAAAACCTTTTGAATTTAAAAAAGAACAACTCTCAACTGTGACATTCCAGGATTGAAAAATGCGAATAATGTCGGCATCGAAACTGGTTTGATTATCTTTGTTTCCGTCAAAAGCTATGTTTTTTATTGTAGAATTTTGATAGAGTCTATTCCCAACCCCAATTGCACTTGCACCTCTGCTATACCCATTAGTATTATCAGTTGTTATGAGAGGAGCAGCGGAACTTGCTTTTAGCTTCATTCCGCTTTGCATCGGCATATTGGCTGCTAATTCGTTAAAATTCTGCGGGGCTATGCCCGTAATATTAACCTTATATCCTAATGTAAATGGGCCAGATAGATAAAGCTGTGACAAAAGTTGTATGTTCCCGCCTCCAGATGCAACCACTAACGAATCGCTCGCCGCCTGAAAAGCATCTGTCATATCTGTAGTTCCTGGGGTAGTATTTGTAAGCCACCAGTTAGGATAAACTTCCCCGCCAACTGAAAAAGCCAACGTCCCCGCCCCAGTTTTTATCTGCTGGGTGCGGGCGGCGATTATGTGAGAAGGAGAATAGACGGTAAGAGTCTTGCCGGCGGATATGGATACCATACTTCCATGTGTAAAGTGGAGTATAATGGTAGATGGGACTACAAGATTCTCGGTGACGGTTTCGTTTTCATTTATTATCAGATTGGTGGGGGTGGATCCCAGGTCCGATACTGCATCTGCCAAGTCGTCGAACTCACTGACTAACCTGTATCCCTTCTGAGTCCCGTCTGCATTATGGGTTATGCTGAACTCCTCCCTGACCCCCCGTACATCCATGATGCCGTCCTTCGTCCACAGGGTCACATCATCAGCGTCAAGGAGGCGGAAGCGGTATAAACCGTCAGTGGAATCAATCCACACGTCAGCTTCCCCTTTTGAGTCGAGGATGATGGGATTTGCATTAGGTGTAGCCTTAGTGGAATCCGTCCACGTAGTCTTTGGAGTAGTGGTCTCCGTAGCATACGTGTAGAGTTTTGCCCCCACATACGGATCTCCATTGGAATTCATGGCACGGAATTTGGGGTTGGGGGCTATGGTGGCAGTCGCTGCTGCAAATACGAAAGCCGGGAGTAGTAATATGAATGTTGCAACTAGCAGTCGTTTACTTAACTTCATCGTCAGTCTCCTTTGATATACGGTGTGATGCGGCAACCAGCCGCGCCATTAATCCTGCCGCTTCCCTCGACTTGGCAGGGAGCGTTACGCCTTGGGTGAGCAGTTTTGCGGTCTGTGGGTGGAGCAGCATTCTGCTGAGGAGGGCTGGCCCGAAAATGACAGTGGCAGCGGGTAACTCCAGGTTGCCTGTGAGGATGGCACCCAAGGCTCCCATTTGGGTCAATTGGATTACCATTTTCCCCGCACCTTCCGAACCCCTCTCCTGGGACAACTGCACTGCACGACCGAAGACCTGCAGCCGGTTCACTTGCTCCGGAGTGAATGCCTCCCGCATCAGGGGGAGGCCGAATGACCCAGGCTTGCCGCTGATGTTATTCACGATGCGTTTACCAATGATCTGCCCGTCAGTGTCGGTGGACTTGCTGAGGATATGCTCCATGAAGAAGGACTGCATCTTGCGCCAGTCCTCAGGGGGGAGGACGGACTTCACCTTCCGCACGGTACTGACGCGTCCAGGCTTGAAGATGGATGGAGCTATGGTCTCCGCTCCAGTGCCAGTGTCGTCCGCGAGCTTAATGAGTCGGCGGAGGGTGACGTTATTGAACTTCTCCTGGCCCTCCTTGTAGAAGCGGTTGGCCACTCGCCATGCGTCGTAGGGACCCAACTGACGACTTGCTTCCTCCACTCCCCCCGCTGCGCCCCCACCCCCACTGGCAGCGGCCTTGCCCCCCTTGAGTAGGTTTTTGTTGAGGATTGCCACTTCCACCTGCACTTCCGACCCCTCCTTGCTTAGTTCATCGGAGAAGGAGATCACCACGGAGTCATACCCCTCTTTCTTCAGCTTCGGGAGTGCCTCCTCCACTATCAGGAACATGTCGTCCCCGGCATCCGCTATTTCCCTCTTCGATTTCCCCGTCAGACGCATCAACTCCTTCGTATTGCTGGTATTCAGCACTTTCACTTTTCCAAGTCCATTAGGGGTTACTTGCCCCACTTTCTCCCCTACGTTTATCCCCTCGTACAGTTCCGCATCCGCTTTGGATAGAGCGAAGAAAGTGGCGTCTTTATTCACCTTCCCTGCCCTCCACAGACTTCCGTCCCAGCCCTCACTCAACTTGGGATCGAACTTAGCCAGTTCCCTCTTGATGATGTTGACGTTTGCAGGCTCAATCCCGGCCTTGCCCCCCGCCACTGGAGCGGCCACGGGCACGTCCAGTTTCTTTAGTCCATCCTCGATAGCCGAATCCAGCAGCCCTATAAGCTTCTTTGCTTTCCCTATAGCCGGAGCCTTTTTGTTGATCACGGCGAATTCATCCACTCTGCTTATGAGCCTCGACCGTAACTCCCGTGCAGTATGGAAGTCAATTTCATCGGGGAGGTCCATTACTGCCGCCATGAGATCATCCCCCGCATTCTTCGCCTCGATGCCGCCCAACTCGGAGGCTAACTTGCGGGGATGAATGGCGAACTCCTTCAAGGAAAGAGTGGGGATGAATACCCCCTCCCTCTTATGAAGTATGGACTTAAGGAAACTGTCCATGTTAAAGTTGTTAACATTTGCGTCTTTCTCAGGCACACTAAATACGTCCATCTTGTTGAAATCTAGTTTCTCCTTGTTTATTATATACGAATAGGCATTGTTTCCCCCATGGGTAGTGGTATCCAGGTATTTTATACCGTCATACCCCTTCTTATTTAAGAATTCAAACAGATCACTCTCATTACGCAATCCCCTAATTTCTTCCTTGGGTATACTGGTCTGATCCCTGAGTTTCCTTTTTATAGCACCTAAAGTCCACTCCGGTTTATCATTAAATTCTTCTCCCAATTCTACAAATTTTTTCCTGCTTATGTCAATGGCATGTAGGAAGCCGTCGGTTACATCCTCATCCCTAACCCCCTCAGTAGCAGCCTGCAGCGACACGGAAGGATCATCGGAGAAGTGAACCCCTACTCCTTCTGTCGTCCTGGACTGAGAGTTTAACATTTTCTTCTGTCTACCATGGAAGACTATATTGCGAGGGGTTATCCTGTTGGATTTGTCAATTGGTAACAACTCCTCTCCACCTGCACCTCTGGCAGTAGACCCTGAAATAAATTTACCCGTTGTATTATCGTAAGTTACCGTACCTACAGCTTCGATAGGTGATTTATCAGATGCCCTTACCCATTCTGTAGATCCAGTACTAAGTAAGTCTTCCGGAGTAGCTTTGTAAGTGTAATCCAGGTTCCTCCTGATAATATTTGAGCTGACGGTGGACGCTCCTGACCGCTCTATGGATTCCTCCACATTATTATACAGTATGGATGCCACTCGTCCATGCATTGCCTTCTTGCGCTCCACTGCAGTGACAAAAAGATTGCCTAAGTCCGTAGGGTCCGTCCGTGCCCCAAATTGGTCGATCATGTTGTCCGCCAGATCCTCGAATGCCTTCGCCCGCGAGGTGCGGAACTCTGCAATCTTATTCCCCCCGATGAGGGATGCTTCCGCTATGTTGTTGAGCACGTCCAGTACCCGCGACTCGGTTTGCTCCGAGGGCATAAGGACTACGGGTTTAATCTTCCCCTTGAGTGAGTCCACTACCTCCTGCGCACCCTCGACCATAGTGGAGCGGAACGGCTTGAGGAAGCGCTGCAGACCTTTCATAGCGAGGCCCCCTACCAACTCCCAGGCCCCCTCCTCAGCACCAGCAGCCCCTATCCTCTTCGCCGCTTCGAGGGACGTAGCCGGTGCACCCAGGCTCCCGGACATTCGCTGCCCCAATTGCTTTATGGCCTCCCCACCTCCAGCGCCGAGGGCTACATACCCTGCCATTGCGGGGATGCTCACTCCTCCGGTAGCTGCCGCTGCCAACCCCGTTGCGATGCCCCCTGCCACTGCCGGACCTTCATTGACCACAGCCTCCTTGAGGGTCTTCCCTAAGGTCTGCTTCGTTATAGTGCCGATTCCCTTTTCCCCCGTAGTCTTATCCATAAGGAGTCCGGGAGAGTCCGGGTCCGGTGTGTACCTGCTGGAGGCTTCCGCCGCTGCACGGTCCACCACTTCATCAGGGGTTCCATCGGGGAACTCCAATATCGTCCCATCTGCAAGTTTTGCTTGTACTGTCATTTGGATACCCTCTTCCCCTCTGCGTCATACTGGATTATGGTTACACTACCACCCCCACTCCCCTTGCCACCGCCTCCACCTCCACTGGCCGGAGGAGTGGCAACCCCCAACCCTCGCGCTTGCTTGAGGATGGACTCTATAGGCTGGGAGAGGTCAATGCCGGACCGGAGGAACTCCGCATTCAATGACAACACCCTCTTCGTAGTTTCGTCTATGGACTTGAGGTTGGCAATGTATTGGGTCGGGGAGTTCTTCACAGGATCAGGGAAGCTGGTTGCAATCTCAGCCATCTCCTTCTCCCCACCTGCTACACCCGTGGCCCACTTGCGGTATGCGATAAAGTCCGCCTTCGCTTGTCGGAACCAAGTTGACCGCTCCGATATGAGCTTCTTCTGGTCTGCGGTGGATACCCCCGCTTTGTCTGCGGATTCCGCCATGAAGTTCCCAGCCTTACCAAATAAGGTGAGATACTCCGGCTTGAATGAGGCGCGAGTGGCCTTGAAGGACTGTATATTCCTCGTTGCCTCTACTATGTCATCTTCCAGTTTGCTCTTGGTCGTCTTGGCCAGATCCCCCGTATTGACCGTGACGGCGGTCCCCTTGGTCTGTACCTTCTTGAAGCCCTTGGGTATCGCTCCTCCCTTCTTCACGTACACCTGCTCACCCTCCGGACCCTCGAAGACCTCGAAGTCCTCCTTGAGGTCCTTCTCCGTCTTGACGTACCCCTTGGGGACTGCATCCCCTTTCTTCACATACGCTTGGTCTCCCTCAGGGGAAGTGAACAGTTCGTAGTCCTCCTTCACATCCTTGGGGACTATCCCTACCTCCTCCCCACCCTTGAAGACGGCAGTTCCGGGGGCAAACCCCTTGAGTTCATTGGACTGGTTCCAGGTCAACTCCTCCTGTTTCAGCCGCATAGTCTCAGTCCGGAGCGAATTGCGGATGAGTTCTACTGACCGGGGATTGTAGTATGGAAGTATGCGGTCCACGTCCATAGCCCTCTCCGGATATCGGGCTGAGAATTGGCGCTTGGCTATGGTGAGGTCCTCCTCACTGTTGATGCCGCTCAGGAGGTTGAGGGCAAAGTCATTTGCGTCTATGGACTGCCTCCTCGTATCCGCTTTGCGTTTGTCTTCAATCCCGGCCATCTTCACGGCGTATTCATTCTGTGAGGTTTGAGTCCCTCGCTGGTATTGCATCAACTGTAACATTTTTTCCGCAAAGTTGCTGGTTGCGGGTTTCATCATCTGAAGTTCGGGTATTGGTGTAGGCATGTCCCCTCCTTACATTCCTGCATTGGCAAAGTCGTAGTAGGCATTATAACTTTCGGTGCCCCCATAAGTGGGAGCGGGGGTGGAGTTAGGTTGGTTACTGCGGAATAAGTTGTTGTACTGCATGTATCCCCCTACATCCGCCCCCTTCTGATTCATGGAGTTGAGAAAATTGGTGAGGATATTGGCCTGGTTTACCTGCCCTGCCGCCCCTATATTACCCAGATTTGCCACTCCCCCCGCTACGGCTTGCGTCATGCCGCCTGTAGCCCCCGCGATGCCAGCGGCTCCCCCCACCCTCAGGTTGGCCAGGGCAGTTCCCTTCCCCGTCATTAAGTTGGCACGGTTGGTCTGTGCTGTAATGAGAGGTCCGTACCGTGCCAACTCCGCGTCAAGAGCCATGGACGCGAAGTTTTGCCCGTACTCCATCGCCGCCTTCATACTCTTCCCAGTAAGTCCACCACCGGAAGTTTTGCTGAATGCAGCTTGGAGTGCATCCAATCCCTGCTTGTATTGGAACTGTACCCCAGGACGCTTCATCACGGCGTTGGGGTCCATCATGAGGGCTGCATAGTTCCCTATGGCATCTCCCGCTCCTCCCATCTCCTTGATGGCAAGGTTATACCCCGTCTCAAGATCGATGACCCCTTTCTCCACTGCATCCGCAATATCCGCTCTCGTTTCCCGGAGGTACTCCATGAGTATGGCGTTGGCCGAATTCTGCGAATCCACTTGCATCCTTGTGGACTTCTCTGCGGATGCGGACTGTTCCTTTGCACCAAAAAATTCCAGTATACCAAATGGACTACCGCTCATTTTCATTCTCCTCTATTAATTCATCTAATATAAACTCCCTGAGTATATGCCCCTTGTCCAGCATCATCTGCAGGTGGTCCCTCGTTATACGTCTACGTATAAATGCTGCCCCCTGATCTCTGCATACTTCCAAGCTGTTGCGGTGTAACTCCTTCCCTGGTCCCTTACCCCTGTATTCAGGATTTACATAGAAGAACTGACCCTCAACATATCTCAGGCGAGACACGGGATCAGTACAGATTAGACCGCTGTTGAACCCAACCGGCTCATCCTCCACTTCAGCTATGTATATGTGGTAATTGTCTGATGCCATCATTCCACACATGGCTTTTCCCATTATGGAGACATCTGGATCAGCATCGGGGTGCTCCTCCATTGTCAGTTTCATCCACATTGAAGACAAAACTGGTATATCCTTCAAAGTAGCCCTTCTTACCCCTACTTTCACTGCACTATCTCCACTACGTCGATGCTTACCGTGATCTGTGCTGCCACACTCGCGATCATGCTGAGGAGATCCCCCGCGTCGAGCACCTGCCCCACTACTTCAGGACATTCGTAGGTCTCCTTGCTACCCAGGGCTTTGGCGTTCATGATGAGGACGTCATCCCCTACTGCATCCCCACTCGGCACTTTATGAGTGGATAGCGTCACTGCCGTGGTAGTGTCGTTTGTGGCCGTGCACTTCAGTACCCTCGCGACAGTGTTTGCGGGACAAGTGTACACCGTAGTGTCCGCTATCCCCGGTTGCCCTATGTATGCATTCCTTAATGTTTGCATCTTAATCTCCTTATGGTTTTACCGTTCCTAAGTCCGTTATAACAAGCGTACCTGTATTGTCAATAGTCACCCTCCAGTAGTGGGGAGGAGCTTGGGTATCCTTCAAAACTAACCCATTGGCACTGTCATCGAATATCACATCCTCCAGCAAACTATTTAACAATATAGTGCGGGGAGAGGGCTGGACAAACTGGAGAGTATCCTCCGACCACTTTGATGTAGCAGGTTGGGAGAAGGAGGAGTCCTGCACCTTCACAACGGAGATAGATGGCCTTGCTTCAAAGAGCATCTTCAGTTCGTCGAGTACCCGGTCATATGATTTCCCCGTAGGGATAACGTCCGGGGGTATAGTAGGAGTGGAGACTCTCGTCTCATACAACCCACTCAGGATTGACTCTACCACATCGGAAAGACTTATGGAATTAAATCCCCCCACACGATTCCACAATTCCCGGAAGAAGTCCTGCCACTCGCGGTTCATCACTCCATCTATATACATAGGTGACCGGGGTAGGGGGGGTATGAATAGCTTAGTCATCCTGCTCCACCTCCGCTACAGCCCCCAATATCGTCCGCTTCACGGCTGCCGATATTCTCAGGCGAAAGGCCCAATTACGTCCTTGGCCCAATTGCGTCACGGATGCTACATTCTCCGTCTCCCCTATTTTCCCCAGGGGTATGTCCACTTCCGCAGACCACGTACGGCCTCCGTCTTTGGACCAACTCAGCATTCCTTTCGGGTCTACATCCTCCGCGTCTCCCGTAATCAGCCCGACCCCCGGCTCCGTCACGACCTGCACTTCGTCCACCGTGATGCGGTCCTGCTTCTTCCGAAGTACGGAAGTGGTACGGGTAGCCACCAGTTCGGTGCCGTCCTCATCGTACACTTCGGGGTCGAGGATGTACAGTTTGCCGCTGGTAGCATCCCCCACTATATGCTGTCCATTGAAGACGGCATGGGCGTATGCTCTCCAACGACCGGCAACTCCGGTATACAGAGAGGATCGCTGATGCCACAACCCCATGGTGGAGTCGTATACCCAAGTAATATTGGAGGTAGGAAAAGTGAGAGCCACAAAAGTGTGCCCAAGTTGCTGGTATGGCCACATGAAGGCGTCACTGAGAGTGTACTTGGAGATGGCATAGTCCACAGGGAAGGTGGAGACCACCTTGGGTTGACGACCGGAGTACTGGAAGACTTGCCCTACCCCTAATGCATCCCTGCCCAGGGAGTATACTGCGTTATTCGCCTTACATTGAGCATGGGAGGCACTTCCCCCCTGCTCCGTGAAAGCTCCGTCAATCCTGTCAAAGTTGAATGTACCCGTCCCCGTGTTGTACCATATTTCCGTGGTCTTTTCCCCTATGACGTACACATCCCGATGGTCCACGACGAGACCCACTACGGGGTCCGGGTCCCCCCCAGCAGTACTGAAGGCAAGACCCTCCCAAGACAACCCGTTATTGTAGTCGGATCGGTACACTTGTCCCGTCCCTGGGTTGTTGACGAGGTAATACCCATCCACCTGCACCACTACATCTCCACCGGGGAAGTCGGCATCCACTATCTGGGTGAATGCCCCTGTGGTCAAGTCGTACACATACCCATGAGGACCGTCCACCATTATTATATCCAGCCCATTAGTGTCGATCCCCACTCTGCCGGAGGAGGTCTGCAGCGTACCTACATGCGTATATGCTCCATTGGGCCACACTTTGTAGAACTTATTCCCAATGACGGTGTAAAGAAAACCGCCAAAGGAGATCATGGCGCGGGACTCCCCTACACCACCCAAATTCGCAAATAACCGCAGGCCAGGGGTTCCCAGCAAAGCCATGCGATTCTCCCCCAATTCGGGGTAAGGATGGAGATAAAGATTGATGCACTCAGCAGGGGATATGAAGGTGGACTGCTCCTTGTACGCCTGTCCACAGAATGGGATGTCAATCCTCATTTCTTCTTCCCCTCCAATATCTTTCGAGCCATCTCCTGAGCCTCTTTGAAGTCCCTGGCCACACCCTTGGAGCACCCCATATCCCAATGGTGGGAGACTAAGTACCCATTGTGTACCTTCTCGATTGTGACGCTCTTTGGCTCCGTATACTTGCTAACCGGTCGGTCTGATGCCATGTTACACCCCCCATGGTCCGCTGTTTATATCTCCCCCACTTCCCCCTCCTACCATGCTCGCCAGTTCGCGAGCTACAGCCCTCTTGCGGGGGACGGAGTTGGCAGACTTTATACTCCGTTTGGACTGCTCTGCGACGAAGGCCAATTCCTTCGACACTTTCTTCCCATACCCATTGCACAGTTCCACGGCAAAGTTGGTGATGATGGCCCTGGAGTATCCAGGGGCAAGACCCACAGCCGTAGTAAGGTCCGTGAAGGCGTCCAGAGTCTTCACTACCAGCATGTACAGCCGATCTGTGGACTCCGGAGTAGGCCACAGGTATACCATTCCCAACGGATAAGTGGGGTGATACGCCATGAGGCTGGGCCTCCCACTACCGGACTTGTTGCATATCCTCCGATACATGTCGAGGGCATACACCGTCACGGGGTAGTCCATATCCCCAGACCGGATGAACGACTGATTGCGAATCTCAAGGGGACGAGCGGAGTTGAAGTTACCGCTCGCCCCGTATGAGTAGTCCGCGTCGCCAACGACGAGGGGAAATGACTCCTGTACATCGGCAACTACCATCAACTTCTCCAGGGACCATGACTCCAGCAATCCGTTGAGCTTCTTGTATGCGGCAGCGGACTTCCCCGCAGGTATTGCCTCTCCTGGAGCTATGATGCGAGCTTCCTCCATAGACTCCTTGATTAGATCGTTGGCACTGTAATCCATCATTCCCCCTTGCCCATACTCTCCTCAAAGGCCGCGAGTTTGCTCATTATGGTTTCCACGTTGTCCTTGAGATTGACCTCGAACCCCCCATACCGGGAGTCCACTGCAGCTGCATCCTTCAGGGCTTGCTTTGAAGGCCACTCAAACGTAGATAGGAGCGGATTCTCCTCTTCCGGACTCGACCAGGGGGGTCCATACCACCCCTCGTCCCAGGCTTTATCCACTTCGGCCTGAGTCATGAATAACTTCTTTTCCCCACTGGCTTTGCATAACCACGTCGGAGCCAGTCTGTAGTAATTAACTTTGCCCATTATACCCTCCTCTAAGCGCCTCAGCGCAAGTTGTCACGACGCACCAGCGCACACGAGTTGCACGATCCAGTGCAGAAAGAACGATGGTGCGCCGCGATGATTATAAGCTGCTATTAAGTGCCGTCACTACCCACGTTGCCCCGGTCCATATCAGAGTGACACTTTCGCCCACCTTGTCAAAAGCCGTCGCCGGGCAGTTGGTGCAGGTCGTGTCGCCATAATTGATCGTGCAAGTGTCGTCTGCGTCAATCTCAACTGCCGCTATCATTATCAGCACTTGGCCAGCGGTAGTGCCGTTCTGCAGATCGATTGTGTCATTATCCGCATCGTTGTCGCCATCTAACAGAACGATGCTTGATGCAATGGTAATGTCCCCTTCGGTTGTAAAAGCGAAGGTGGCAGGGGTATTGATGATGGTTGCCCCTACCGTTAAACTCCCGGCCATGGTAACAGCACCCCCGGAAGCAACTTTGAACATCGAATCGCCATTACCGGCAGCCCCCGTGGAGTTGTCTACAGCTTCAATAAACGTATCCTGCGCATCGCCGTTGGCCTGGTACACTAACCGGAGCAGAGCCATGTCGTTTGTATTCCCCGCATGATCCCCGTGGATCTGCACGAGGCCGGACCCGGCAGCAAAGTCGGTTGCGGTAGTCTCGATGCTCACTTCCTCCGTATTGGCCGAGGCATCAAAAGCCAAATCCCCATTCAACTGTACTCCGGCGGTAAAGGTGGCCGTTTCGTCAAACAGGGAGACTCCAGTCGCTACATGCAGGGCTTCATTGCTGGCAGAGTCGATGAGGACGGCATAGGATGTACCCACCGCCACACTGTCATCATCCACCGACAGCATGAACCCGTCATGCGCTCCCGCCATCGTGCCGGTATCGAAGTCCAACCGGACCAAAGTAGCCCCGTCTGCAAGGTTCGCAGTCGTCTTGATGTCAATGAGTCCCTCACCACTCGTACCCACCAGTGTATCATTTACAGCTATCAACTGCCCCGTGTATGCCGCTGGGGTGCTGAATGTGATGCCGTCCCCGGTTGCAGCCTCCAGATTTGCGAATATGGCAGTGCCGCCAGCAGTGTCAATTTCGAGTCCATAGGACGCGGCAGCGGTCGCGTTCTGGTCAATAAGCAGGACCGGGTTATCAGCGGCGGCGGCGGTTTCTTCAAGTTCAAGTACCGGAGTTGTCGTGGTTCCTTGATTTCGTTTGATGTAGCTTGATTCATTTGTTACTGTATCTATTTCAAGTTTGCCTTCATCAAGATCGATGTCGCCATTTGTCATCTGCAGGTTGCCTGCAGTAATGGTGACAATATCGGTGGCCGCATTACCCGCGATTGTGGTGGCTCCATACAACCCTACTTCGAAGACAGTAGCGGCACCATTAAAGGCGTTGATGAAATTCCCTGTGGTCATCCCGGCTGCACTGGACTCAAGGTAGAGCAGGTCGCCGGTTGTAACGGCATCTGCTGTAACGCTGATTGCCTTACCGCTGGCCGTAGTCACCGCTGAAGTGATCCCAATTGCACCCCCGGTAGTGGTAGCGTCACTGGTAATGACAAGGGCAGTTTCATTCACCTGGTCATTATCAACAGTCAGGACTCCCTCTCCAACCGTAAAGTCTACACCATCAGCCATGGTGGTTGCCCGGCTAAGGGTGATTCCTCCAGTGCTGGTAGCACCAATATTAACTCCACCTACTCCATCGCCATTTAGTGCCAAGGTCGCTCCGCCAGTAGCAGCGGTAACAGCATCCATTAAGATCGTACCGGCACTTAGGGTTCCGGTTATGGTTACGTCTTCACCGAAAGTGGCGTCCCCAGCCGTTACATTAAGGTCGCCATCGGTAATGGTAATGTCCCCTGCAGTAATGACCAGTGCGGCAGTCGCCTCAGCTACCCCGGCAATTGTCACTACCCCTGTATTCTGACCGACAACCAGGGCATTGGCTTTACCGCTGGCCGACACAACCAGAGGATCAACGTTCGCATCCGCCGCAACCACCTCAAGTACAGTACCGTCGGTCGGGTTGCCGGTGATCTGTTCTATCCTGACGACCGAAACATCCCCAAACGCGCCTATACCCTGGATGTTGAACATGTCCTCATTGGTGTCGGCGAAAGTATAGATGGCAGTCTCATTATCACCATAGGCAAGCGTAACGTCCGCTGCCGGGTCCGCGACGGTATCCATCGTTGGAGTCGCTCCGGTCCCTAACTGCACCACTGACCCGGCATCGTTCTCAAAATACAAAGCCGAAGTACCTACCAGGTCCTTGACGTAAATCCACCCGTAGTTAGATGGGGGATTGCCGGTAGGGGCAGTTACTTCCGGCATCTTTATTCTATTATTGGGCATCTTCTCCAATTCTATAGCGGAGAATCGATCCTCCATCCCGGCAAATGAGGCTGTAGCCCCCCATAGCAAGGCGAGGATTAGGAAAATTGAAAGTGACTTTTTCATATGTCGTACTCCTTTGTATTAGTGGCCAGGGGTCCCGATTGGGACCCCTAATTGTATTATACCATTTCCGCCTTACATTGTCAATTAACTTACGCCGTCAACCGGATTGCGTACTCCGGCTGGGGGGTATCCCACCCATACAGGATGTCGAACCTCGTGTCCTCCCGGTAATTGGAGAGACTGAATGCCGTTGCCACTGTGATGCTGAGGCCCAGCAGTTTGTCGGACGCCTGCCCCCACATCACGCTCTGCCCTGCAGACTTCGGCTTCACGAACGGAACCATCGTCAGGGCCATTGCGTTGGGATGGATGAGCAAATTCTGCGGATAGACCCCTGCATCTGACCCCACTACCGTGAGGGCTGCACCATTCTGCGGGAGGGTAACTACCGTCTGGTATGGGAGGTAGTCCTCAGCTGCCGCACTGGAGTAGATTTTGGGGGCAATGGGAATGGTGGCAGCACCCGCTCCATCAGAAGTTACCTGTGCCGTGGCCACGAACTGGCGAAGTTCGTTCCCCTCCCACACCTGACCGCTGACGGGGTTCACTCCATAGACGGCAGCGATGGTGAAGACGTCACCTGCCTGGAGAATGACGGTAGATGCTGCCCAGCCATTGGTGACGAGGCTGGTAGCGCCCTCCGCCGTAGCTCCATTCATTACCCCTGTGGACCCCGCATCCCATGTACCTACCGTGTGATTTCGCACGTTCTGATCCTGGAAGAAATCCATGAGGGCATATCTCCCCACAAACCCCTTCTTGATCAAGGTCTCTACCATGCCGGGATTGAAGATCCCCTTCAATTCCCCATCTGCAAATCCTCTCCACAGAGACTTGGGTGAGCAGATTGCCACTCTCTCTTCCTCCGGGATTGCTTCATTGGCAAACCGGGTAGCCGCTTCCGCAAGCACTGCGAAGGTGGACGGAAGGGTGCCGGGAGTCCCCACGAGATTGTATACATTCACATATTCGCCCAGGCCGTCATAGTCCACGTAGTTGCCCAGCGCATTGGTGGCCGGGATGGTATACTTCTTCGCGTAATCCTCGATCTTGAGGGTGAGATCCGTCTCCAGAAAGTCGAGGGCCACATGTTTATGTTTGTCCACTGAGATGGAAACTGATCGCTCCTGTACATCTACCGGGTCCATGGTAGCTCCGTCTTTTACCCGGAATTTGTTGGGGAGCATGATGCTGACGGACGCTCCCTTCTTGAATCTACCCACCGTGGTAAATTCCGTGTTATACCCCTTGTACACGTGCGCCCCCAAGGCAAGGGAGTTTACCAGATCAAAGAGGGCACGTTCCGCTATCATCGTATGAGTTAAAAAGACATCAGCCATTTTACTTTACTCCTAATCTTTTGCGTCGATTAGCCTCCCACTCAGCATGGAGTTCGGCGCGAATCTTCTGCCCATCCGGTCTCGCCGGAGATGACCCGCCCCCTCCCACTCTCGCAGGGGGTTTCGGCGCGTTGGTTGCTTTGTGTGCCGGTGCTGCACTCAACCGGTCCTCGATTTTTCCAATTTCCTTAGCCTGCTGTACGGGGGGCAGGTGGGAAATGCGATCCGCAACGTCCGGATTCTTCCCCAGGAAGTAAAGGACTTCCCCCAAACTTTCCCCCACAGCCGCTTCGAACATTTCGCGGGTAATGGGCACTGCAGGATTCTTCGCTACTACATCAAAGTCGGTATATTTCGCCCTTGCTTTCTCCGTAGAGGTCTTAATGACGGCAACAGTCTGCGTCTCCTCTCCAGAGTGAATCCTGGCTGCAAACTTGCGCTCCAGACGGCGTTCGATCTGGCCAGACTTGGCCTTCAGATACTCCGCGTCTGAATCGAAGTCGTTCGGGTCAAGCTCCTGGGCGTCCGGGTCGGCTTGAGGCGTCCCCTGAGCTACGGGGACGGTACGAGCACCCTCCGCGACCCCCCTCCAGTACGCTGCATCCCGCTCTGCAGTCCGTCTTGCGGTTGTCAATTCGCTGATGCGTTTGGCCACTCCACCTTTCTTCTTTCCGGCATCGTCCCCGGCATCCTCGGCGTCGGCTGCGAGTGCATCATCCTCGGCAGGTAGCGATCCTGCATCTTCCGCTGGTGCGGCTGCTTCCCCAGCCGGTGGGGTTACGTCACCTTCACTCCCTTCAATCAAATTTCCCTTGTCGTCGAAAGCCATATCATCCTCCTTGTGCGGCAATTGGCCGGATTTTACCCGATGATAACCCATCGGTAGGCGTTATGCTTCTGTACGGTCATCATATACATCCTCTATTTCCACTTTACCCTTCTGGACCTTGTAATGAGTCCAGACGTGATCATCCACAAGTGCATTACTCTTAATGGGACGACCTTCTAATTTCATCTTGCGTCGTAGGGCCTCTATATCCCCCTCCCTAAGCCGGGGTTCCACTCGCGCCACCCTCACCACCTCCTCTCATAAGATCCATTACGCCCTGTGCCCCAGCCTGTACGAGGCTTGCATCTCGCCCCTCAAGGTTGCGGCGATCCGTTACTATCTTCAACTTCTTTATCTCATTCCCAAGCTCTATACCCTGGGCTTTGAGTTGATTAATTATATCCTCCATGGAGGGTTGCGGCGGTTTCGGGGGTCCCTCATCATCAATGTCGGGGGGTAGGAGCTTCTTGAAGCGTTTGGAGATCTTCTGCGCTCCCGGCCAATCCATATTCTCCGCGATCAGGTCCACCATAAATTTTGCAGTGTCGGGGGCTGTCTGCACGAAATTGAGCATGGATTCTGCAGCTTCCACTCGCTTGGTGGTGTAGGAGGGTCCACTGGTGGCAGTGATCTTATACTTGCCCAGAGAGAGGTCATTGACCACGACCTTGCGGCCTGTGGCTGCATCCGTCACCTCCTGATTTACAGTGACAAATTTCTCCGTACCATCCACGTTGAGTATCGTCACCTGCCTCTCAGTGTCGTATACCTTGGGGATCAAGTCAATGAGCATGTCACCCGCACACTTCACTGCCCTGCGGAGATTGTCGTGAAAGAGGAAATTGGCCACATCACCTTCACGCTGACGAGCGAGGATGGCGCGTCCGCTGGTCTCATTGGATCGTTGCCCCAGGGAGGCGTCAAAGAGGCTGGTAGTGGCCTTCATCTCGTCGTTGGCGAGGTTGGACTCAGTAATCTCCCCGATGGCGGTCTGCGTCACCACCTCACGACGTGGCCGGTCCACGTTGGGTACGTGCTTATATACTATGTAGGGCTGATTGGACTCCCCAATGGAATCCCACTCCTCCTCATGGCCCTCGATCTGCCCCTCTTCCACAAGGTAGGGAGCTTTGGGGGCGAGGGCTACAGTTTCCGCCGCTGCAGTGCGGAAGTAGTTGTACATGCGCTGTGGATCCTTCGCATTACGGATGACTCCACGGAGGTAGCGGATCTCATCAATGATTATCTCCTTACCCCATACGGGGATAATGGGGATGTAACGTCCCGGCCACTCCGTGCGGCTGATGATCTTCTCCGCATCGAGGAGGTACTGCATTATGTGGCTGACCTCCACGGTACGACTACGCATAATGGTGGGTGCGGGGTTGAGTATGGTCTCCGGGTATCCGCTGCCCTCAGGGGCTGGTCCTTCTACTTCAACTGGGACGTTGGGATCTTCCGGAGAAGGGGCGAGGTGTATCGTCTTTTCAGCAGCCTTGAGGTCGTCCGCAATGGACTCCCACTCCTCCCCATCCACTACGCGCCCATCACTCAGCAGAAGTATTTCCTTTTCCCCCGCAGGCTCCTTCACCCAATACTCTGCCACCCGCACTTTAGCATCCCCAATCCAAGGCTTGGTGAATTCGGTGATGTTCACTTGGGAGAAGGGGGTTATGGGGTCCGCCTTGGGGTACAGGATTGCGTACTCCTTGCGATTCACCATGCGAGTGATGAAAGCCCATTTTATATCTCTCCCATCAGCCTCTTCGTGGTTTGGGTCGAGGTATACGGTAAACTGATTCTTGATGCGGCGGATGAAGATGTCAAGGTCAAAGCTACTATCGTCCGCATACTCCGTGGTGATCATGAAGTAGCCAAAGCCACTATTCACCGCAGATTCGAAGGCGGTCTGATATGCAACCCCGGCGTCACTTACATTCTCAATATTGCGGATGAGGCCAGCCATGGTCTCCGAAAGCTCCACGGTAGACCCGCCTCCATTGGGGGACACCTTGATTGCGATCTTATTCATCCGGGAGTCGTTGATCACCTGGTCTGCAAAGGATGGCAGCTTGTTGATGGTGAGCATGGGACGACCAGTTTCAGTACGCTTGGCTACTACATCTGCAGGCCAGTGGTTCCTCCCCGCAAGCATCTGCAGGTCGTCCAGAGCTTCAAGGCGGTTATCCATTTCGTAGAGGTCCGCCTTCTGGAAACGCTCAAGCGCCTGCTGGATGATGGCATCGTCCTTCGGTATGTCCTTATCCTTCGTATCGACTATCTTATCCATTATAGTTTATCCTCCACGTTTCTCTTGTGATATGCCGTCCATCCCCCGACGCGAACCCCCAGGAACATGAACCAGCGCACATTCCAGCTTTTCCCCCGGCACGCCATGGCCTCATAGAATATACGATCCGCCACATCGCGGGCGACTACGGGAATGCTATCCTTGCGGTAAAGGTAGTCGTGCAATACACCCTCACGGTGGGAACGTCCTCCCCAAAACCAAAAGACCAAAGGAATCCTGGGAACGCTGGCAAGGTCGGTCTCGAATCCGTCAGGGACTATTACAGTCTGCTGGAGGATGTCACTCTCGTAAATAAGCGGTTTGCAGACCCAAATGCCGTCCGTATCTTCCCGAAGTTTACATTCAAAGTATGAAACGAATTTAGCCATATTTACCTCGGACTACGGTATATGTATACTTCCCCTGAATCCATGTCGTCAATCACTATCCCCTTCACGGACTTCAGGAGAGGCTTTATTTGCGACTCATCTGCCTTCTCGCAGGTGAATACAAGGAGTTCCCTACCAGTACCCTCCTCCTTTATAACCAGTCTATGGCCGATGGTGGTAGGCTTGTGCCACTCTACGTGACTGATGAGGGGATTACCAAATAAAGTGTCCTGCGAGGAGAATACAGTCTCTGCCAAGGCCGTAGTCCCCGTAACCTTCACTGGCCACCCTAATTTATCAACAGTTAGTGCCATATTACTCCTCCATTACACGAGGCTTACGGTAAACACTCCGTCCGCATCGATCTCCAAGGTCAGATCCCCGTCCACATTACCCTTGTCGCCGCCAAGATCGGCATAGGCAATCGGGGTGTCGTTTGCCGGCGTGCCGGTGTTTTTATACAAAACTGCGTACCTCGCAGTGGTGAACCCTCCGGCAGCCTGGCTCCAGACGACATCCTCGATGTCGAACGTAACGACTCCGGCAGCAAGGGCAACAGAAAGCGTGGCGAGGTCATACCCCTTTGCCGTGTAGCCGTCCCCGCTGACCTCGGTATCGTCGATAGTTGCCATGTTCGTATCAGTCGCCTGCACCGGGGCGCGGACATCTGTTACCAGCATTACTCGCAAATCGTCGGTGTTAAGATCAACGGCAGCCCCGTTATGCTGCTTTTCCAAAAACGTATGAAATATTGCCCAGGCCATTTACTTTGTCCTCCTTTTGAGGTTGTATTCGCGCACGGATGTGGATCTCTTAGCATGTTCGATAGACCATGCCTGGTAAGTGGGATCCTCCGGACCGACCCCTTTTGCCTCCATATCACGCATCTTTCTGGCAGCTTGATTCATCCGGTTTAGGTCCCGCTGATGGCGTCGCTCAGGTCCAGCCGTGGCATTTACATAGACCGGTTGCCCAGCTGCTTTGGCTGTTGCGTTTTCCTCTGTGCGTTTTCCCCTGCGGAATAACTTTGTCAGGAACTCAAACATATCTACCCCCTTAAAAGTAAAAGTTTAATGATCGGCCACATGCGGCGCATGAACGATTTCCCGCCAGCTACCGAAAGGCTTTTAGCTGCGTATCTTATAGCAGCTTTTCCGATGTGAATTATCTCGTTGACCTTGAAGATTTTTGAAGTGTAGGCAATCGCGGCCTTGACGATCTCGATTGTTACTTTTATGTTTACTGAGACCGCTTTGGCTGTGTAACTGATTGCTGCTTTGGCAATCTGAACGGACTGGTTTGCTTTCAGCGCTTTGGCCGTGTAGGCAATGGCGGCGGCAGCGATATCAAGAGTTGTGCGGGCATTGACCGTCAGAGCTTTGGATGTGAATATGATTGAAGCGGCTGCAACCGGAATCGACAGCCCCCCGGCGGTTAACGTCCTTGTTGCATATTCCCATATCGCCTTGGCATACTGCTCGGCCCTGTTCGTGGGCTCGGCAGGAGACCCGCTTGCAAGCGTCCTTGTTCCGTACTCCCAAACTGCCTGGGCTATGGATTCGGGCGTGATCGACATTAAGCTGTTAACTCCCTATTAGCATATTCCCAAACGGCTTGGGCGACCTCTGCGTCGGTGGGAATGTCGATGCCATCCAGCACGGGCAGCAAAACATAAAGCCTTGTTGCTGTTTCGGTAATATCCTCTGCTCCATCCCATCCGTCCGGTGCTGTCGCAGCACGCAAGGTTATGTCTTCAGGTATTTCAACCCCTTGTTTCATTATGGCTTCTGTGGGATAATTTGCAAAAGAAACACCCAAATTTGTACCGGATTCAGGGAAAAACATCAGGTAATAATTCGTATTTGCCGCTAATGTTTTTTTGCTTGGAAATGGTATCATAGAAATCAAACTTGCTGAAGTTGACGTTCTATACTCAGAATCCACAGTAACGGCCATGTCTATTGTTCCATCGTCTCCTTTTAAAACAGTTCCGGTCGCATCACACAACTTTACAGAATAATCAACATCAGTATCCATCCGAATAAGCATGAACCCTGAGATTCTTCTCGCCTGTTCAGTAGTTATTCTATTCCCAACATATTTTGGATTTGTAGGAACTGTGCTTATACTTGTGGATGAATTGCTAACAAAAACTCCTGTTCCCAGAGGTAGAATATATTCCCCAGTCGAAGTTTTTAATGCGGAAGTCGACGCTCCTATTTTCTTTGCCCATCCAGCTCCTCCTAAATCTGCACAGACCCAATTCCCATTTAAAATGTTCTGCTGTAAAATTAAGGCTTCAAACACACCTAAATTCCCCGGAGTACCAATTTTAAAAGTTACCGCAAGCCATGCGCCAGCGGCAGGCAAAGTGTAGGATGCACCTAAAGCCGTTTCAAAATACCCAGCGGCGGTTACCGCCTCATTTCCCGTTTTTCCGGCAATTACTCCGGCAGGAAGCCCTGTTGCAGCATCAATAGTTTCAAGGCTACAAGTAACTGTGCCATTTGTTGTTTTTAAAAATACACTCCAGCAAATGTGTGTAATTGTTCTGGCAACACCATCCCCCGGAACCCAAAAACCGCAATGTGCTACTTGTTCATTTTCTGCGTCTAATGTTGTATATGCATTTGCAATTACAGCCTGCATTCCTGGTACATGTAAAAGTTTTTTCATTGCCATATCACACCACCCATTGTGCGGATTCGACCGCTGTTTTTGCCTGTGCTAAAGTAGTTGCCCCTGCCGCACGAATAGCCTGACGCAAAAAGAAAATCAGGGCGTCCTCAAGATTGGTTTCATTCTGAAAAATCTCCGTTTTGGTAATAACTATTTTCTTGAGATTCGCTCCATCTTTTTTAAGATGCAACGAGATATGCTCCCCGCCGCTGCATTGTCCTAAAACTATTACCGTGTATGTCGCCACTCTCCCCTCCATCCCGCCCGGTTAGTCACGCTCGGCGGTTCATTTTTTTTTAACCTTATCCTCTGCCATCTTCCAGCAGCCGCACAGCTCGGTCATGGGCTTCAGGTCGCCGCAGATCGGGCACTTACACCATATGCTTGGGGTCGTACTCACAATGCAGGTGGTCTCCTTCTGCGATGACATCGAAGTCTGGCCCAAGTGCTGCTTTGATTTTTTCGACAAGCCCATCAATCGGCCTCACCGGGTAGCGAAAATCGAATGCCCAACCTTCCGGGTGCAAGGATCCGAGGCCATGCACACCCTCACGTTTGGACGTAATGTATAGGTCCTCGCCGTGATCCTGATATACCTTAGCGACCTTGCCCCTGGCCTTCGCTACGATAGGCTGCAGGTCCCCGCAGACGTCTATTTTGAGCCAAACGGCCATCAATCCACCACCTTCAACTGCCGGATAGCATGCAATATTTTCTCTCCTGTCCGGCGACTTTCTTCCCGGATTGATTCAATGTCGCTGACCGATTTGTGTATTACTTCCGTATTCCTCGCAACGGTCGTTTCCACTTTAGCCATTCTGGACTCGTGGGTTACAGTAAACGCCGCAAAGTACCCGATGACTCCGAGGAATGGACTTACCAGCAATATTAAGACTCGCCAACTTACCTTTTTCTTTAGGACGCCATATACTCCGCTGGTCCCTTCCGGTCCGTCTCCGTAAAGGTCTTCCTGCAATTCCCTCAGCGACTCTCTGAATTCCTGTTTGCACTCCCGATCTGAGCATTCCATAACCACCTCTACCTTGATAGGTTAAACCGTATAATGAAAGTGGCGCTGGCCACGGCGTTATTTGTAGTAGCCATGGTCAGCGTTCCCATTATGGGATATTCATATGATGTAGTACCGTCGAGGGAGGCAAACGTACTTCTCGCAGTCACATCATCTACTATGTTTGCCCCAAGACCGGCAAGGATGTCCATCCCGAAGTCATTGATGATGGTAAGGTCAGTATCGGTGGTGGGGGCAACACCCCCAGGCTTCACTTCAATGAAATCCACTTTCCATCCTATAAGTTGCATACTCAGGCCGGAGGTGGTTGCGTCTACAGATACACTGAAAGCCGGTGCAGCACTGTGAGTACAGAGGAACTCCACACGGCGAACATTGGAGGCAATGAAGTCGTCCTTGACGGCAACAATGGTCCCTGCAGCAAAAGTGGACGTGACCACAAACATGACCAGTACGAATGTGACTATTCTCAACAGTGCTTTCATCTTTTTCTCCTCTTCCTTGTAGGCTTCCACCCGTGCTTAATGGCGCGGGCTACTCTCTCGAATCGGTCCCGTGCCCGTTTAGACTTGAATGTGCGCACTTTACCGTTAGACATACGCAGTTTGCGTTTACCAATCTTCATACCCCCCTCATGCTGCCATCCATGAGTTGCTGTTGCGGTGTTGCCTCATAGAGGGTTGGGTCCTCTCCCTGTGCGGTTTGCGGATTATAGCCTTCCCCTCTCCTGCTCCCACCATGGCATGCTGCGCTGCTTCGCACACGTGACTCCAGAAATTCTTATCCGGCTTATCGTGGAACTTCTCATCCCCAACCACCTGCACCCTCTTGTATATGTACTTGGAGGACAGCCCCTTGCGGAAAGCCTTGCAGGAGGGATCCACCAGCAGCCCAGGTTCCCCATCAATCATGCGGGTGAGGGGGGCATTAAGGGCCTCCCGGCGAATTGTGGGTCCTCCGTCCACGTTGGGGAGTTGTACACTCAACCCTGCAATGTCCAGGAGTGCATCCAGGATCTGTACCGGGGTGCGAGCGTCATTCTGACTACCAGTGTTGCCGTAAGGATCCCCCCAAATGTTAATGGTATAATCCATGAGATTGGAGAGTATGTAGGGGAGGAGTAGCAACTCCGCGAATTTCTTGATGCCGATGACTTCCGTTGCAATTTCGTGGAACAGCCACCACTGGCCATTAGGACGGCGAGTGAAGAAGGCTGCAGCAGGAGTGAGGCCAAAGTCGAGGCCCACAGTCACCGGATCATTGGGGCTAGGGACGAGGGGTGAAGGTGCGCAGTGAATGGCGTCGGAATAGTCGGGGTGCACCCGCTTCCCATCCTCCACAAATCCAAACTGGTTGCAGTAGTACACCCGGATGTAGTTAAGCTTCTTCCCCTCTTTGCGTTTGAGGTAGTAGTCATGCCCCTCATTCAGGTTGCGTATATTCTCCGCTTTGGGGTTGGGGAGAAATTTACCATTCAACTCCCGGAGAGCACCCGGCTGCACGAAGAAGCGCCATCCTTCAGGAGGTTTGGCCTCAAGATCGAACCACCAATGATCCTCGTCCGGGGGGTTGGTATCCATGAAGACCCCACCCCAAGTACACCCCTCGTCCATTTTGGGGGGATACTGACCCACACGGTCTCCAAGGACGTCCACTATCACTTTGGGGACCTCCCTGGCCTCATTAATCCAGCCCCCGGTCAATTCGAGGGATAGGAGCTTGGCCACATCGTCGGGACGGTCGAGAGCACGGAACATGACCTCCATATACACGTCGTTGAATTGGAGGGTGTGGGTCATAGTGCGACGGTTGAAGGAACCAAAGACATCCTCAGGGAACCACATAAGCCATGTGCGAAGGGTTGTATCCTCAAGCTCGCGGTACGTATTCCGCACGGCACCCCAGCGAGTGCGGCGAATGTTGCCGCTCCCTGGCCGCTGCTTGTTGGCCCGATTCATAATCTCCACACTGCAACAGGTGGATTTGCCGGATCGGACAGGCCCTCGAATGCCACGATAAAAGGAATCATCAAGGTGGAATTTGGCTGGAGTAGGCTCCGCATTATAGATGAGGTTCATACGGCCACCTCCAGAGTCCCCACGGGCAGTCCGGAGGACTTGGGGCTACGGGAGGCTATAGCCCCTGCTTCAACCGGGTTCCGCAGCCACAATGCCAACTCCTCAAGATCGTGAGTCCGAAGTATATCGTCAAAGGATACACGGAGGACATCATTCCCCATCTTGTGGAGGCTTTGGGGGACTGCCAGTTCCACCTTCACTATATACTTTATGCGGGGGGCTACCCATTGCCTCGAATGACCCCCAAATTTGCGCTGGGATTTGGCCTGTTCGCGGGGGTTTCGGTGCATCCATATCATGCGATAAGAGATGGTGGAGGGGAGGTACATTACATGGGGGTAGAGGACCTTCATGGCCACTCCATCGGGAAGCTCCAGTACCCACTTGTTATCCCTCTGGAGATTGACCGTGGCCGCACACTCATATGAATGCTTCTCGTCCGCCACTACGGGGAGTCCGGAGTCGTGGAGTATACGCATCATGAGGCTGGTTCCGGAGCGGGGTTGTCCCGTGACTATGAGGAGATTGCTCACTCTTCACCCCCCGTGAATTCCCTCAGCCACTGTATTGCATCCCACAGTATGCTACTATTTTTGTAGTCCCGCTTGGGACTTCCGAATACCCACCCTGCGGCATCCTCATTACGATATAGGAGAATAACGTGAGTGACTTCCCCCGAATCCACCCTCTCCTTTAGAAAGTCGATAGCTTCCTGGGGAGTACGCTGCACCCCTTCCCGATACTCTATAAGCTGTATGGGCTTAGGAGGCATCGTCCCCCCCAATATTGAACGTCATTGTCACCTTCCGCCCGTCACCACCTTCAATCTTCACTCCAGGGTTGAACTTCTTAGGCCGGTATCCCTTGAGTAGCGTCACGAGAAGTTGGTCGCTATACTCGCGGATTTGGCCACACTCCATTCCCTTGAAGAATACCGGCTTCAGCACCCCGTCCACAGCCCTTCTCCTCGCCTCTTCCTCCAGCATGTCATACCCGCGCTCAACGGCCTCCTTTATTTCCGCCTCGAACTCCGCGTCCGCCTTGCGATGTTTGCTCAAATTCTTGGTGGATACACCCAGGAGGCGGCATACGGCTGTGATGTTGGGGAGCACCTCAAGCATGTTGAGGAAGGACTCCTTGAAATCTTCAGTCACTTTCATATTTGGTTGCTGCTTTGCCATTACATCCTCTCACTACTTGGAGAATTGGGGGGTGACCGGGAAGGGAGCAGGCCGGTTTGTCGGGGTGGAGGCTACCCAGCACCCCCCATTACAAGTACAGTGTAACATGTGGTGGTGTAGGATGTCAAGTAGTTGCGGTCCACGCAACGTTACCACTTCCCCTAGTAACATGTTACCAGTAATCAGCATCTAATTACTACATACTACA